TCCTGCATTAGAGGTAAGAAGCGTTTGAGAGTTTGGGTGAGCTCTAGTTGTAGGAGTAGCAGCTCTAAATCCATCTTCTGTGATCTCTCGGACTTCATCGATGTAGAGCAGTCCATTGACGGATCGACCGCGAGAGCCGTCTCTAGTTGCTGCGACAACATCAAGCCTTGCTCCAGATAGCATCTCAATGCTTTCAGTTCCGTTGGCGTGTCGGATCTGTTTAACGAATCCTTTAAGGTGGTCATTGGTCTCCAATAGGTGAGTGACTTGTCGGAAGGTGTCTAGTGCCATGCTTCTGTTCGAGGACATAATAAGGACATTGGTATTCCACTTAATTAAGTGTGCAAGGATTAACATACGCGCCAGATGTGTCTTACCATTCTGGCGAGCCACCAAGATGAGGTTCGTCTTACGAACCCACATGCCTTTCTTGTCCACAGTAAGCATGTCCTTAAGAACAAACTCCTGCCACGGCATGAGATCCATCTTCACGATTGCGCATAGATCTTTTACATCTTGCAGCTTGTTTTCGCCCTTGAGAAGTGGACTGTGAAGCCGTGGCTTGGTTGCCCCTCGTAGGGCTTTGGACTTTCTGGGCTTAGTTGTCATTGATCTGGACTGGGTCGGGTCTTAAAAGGACTGTCCAGCATCGGTTCGGACTGCATCGGGGAGATATAGTCGAGAAAGACAGGGGGGGTAGCCGTCTTAGATAAAAAAACCCCATCATTGAGCGCACCCTTGCGCAGGTTGCATGACTTGCACAGCACTCTTAGATTTTCAAGGCTATGATCGCCACCCACCTTGCGTGGAATTACATGGTCGATGTGCATCTCGCCCTCATCTGTTCCACATATCTGGCAGAAGCGACCATCACGCTTAAACACGCGTTCACGCTGTTCGCGGTATCGCCTACTGTTTAGCTTGTCTAATGCCATCCCTTAGCCTTCCAATGATCTAAGGCTATGCATGGTTCACCATACCTATGCCCTATGTACTTCAATCCCCATTGTATCTGCTTATAACCATCAACCCTAGATAGATACTCACTGCGCCCTTGAGGAATACCATGATGTGATCCATTACGAGCTAATGGTCTCCAGTTGCTTTCCTTTGTATAGAGTATCTCTAAACACTTAAACTCTTTATAGTTATAGCCTAATGAATGTAAAGCATATTCTTTATAGCTTACATATTGCACTGGTCTAGATCCACCTGCATCAGGCATGATGCATAGAGCTATCCCAATAGCTACTAGCACCCCGCGAGCTACGCCCCTAAGGGGCTCGCGGTGAGCCTTTGATAGGCTCTGCTGTGTTAGCGTACCATCGCTGTCAAATCCATTTGTATAAGTCCTGCTCAGAGCGGTGTTTCGTTTCATAGTTCCTCCTAATCACCGGCTGTGGATAACTTCTGTGGATAACTATTTATCCGTACTGTAGAAGCCTTTACCCTTAAAGTGTGTAGCTGCTGCCCCTATAACTTTAACCATCGGTTCATTACAATAGTTGCACAAGATCACTGGTCGATTGTTCCATCCGTGATTGATCTCTTGATTAAGATTGCATCTGGCGCATTTGTAATCATAGGTTGGCAAGTTAAGCACTTCCTTATCATGTATGACCCACATCCAGAGCATCGGTCTATGTCTGCCTCAGTAGGTTCTTTGTCTAGGTGACCATATCTTAATATGAGTAGTGGCAAGAGATCCTCAAGTCGGATGATCGCGGCATACTCACGCGCATCTTCACCTTGTCCATTGAGTCTGATAACCCCAAAGCCTAATTCCCCCGAAATGGCTGTGCGACTTTTCAGCTGTGCTAAATATGCTTTCGGTTGAAATCCAGCGCGGGCTTTGACTTCAACATCGAATGGCACATTAACAATATCCTTGCCACTACCCCTTCCCACACATGCGCCTTGCCAGACAGTCGATAGGTACTGTGCGACAACACGCTCTGTGCGGAAACCTCTGTGTTTCCTTGCTTGACTAGCCATTAACAGCTTTACACTTTGAGCATTGCCATGTGACAACACCATTAACCGAGTCCGATGATATGTCCTCTAGGTCACGAATCTGTACTGGCTCATTGCACAGCTGACATGGTACGAATGCTGACAACAGATCGACCCACTCGCCATTAATCTTTATACCGATGTTACCCATTTAGATTCTCGCCTTCTGTGGTTGGAACTTTCCGTCTGATCCCAATGTGTACCACTTGGTAGGGCATCTATGTGCCGATGAAATCGCTGTATTACAGAAGTAGCCACCCCATGCTTTGCCATTCTTTTCACCTTCACGCCACTGCATATGTCCATGCTCGCAGCTTGGTGATTCTAGTGCCTCACCTGTTCCCATGATTGCAGCTACATTCTCCATAGCCTTTTCAAGTGTTACAGGTGCATCGACTACGCCCCTATATTCTCCGACAGGTGTAGTCCAGTAATCCTGATCATCTGCCTTAACCTCTTGAACTGGTGGTTTTACTACTTTTGTAGCAACGACCTTAGTCATTTCCTCTCGGCTTGGTCTCTTTCCTTTAGGAGCATAACCTGCATTTGCAAGTGCTCTGCCGATTGCCGAAGTCTCGCAATTCTCCAGTGCTGAAGTCTGATTAACCCCCCTGCTAGTAACTGTTTCTTCAGCGTACCCTGTTGCCCATGCAACGCCATCTTCAGCATTCTTAAATAGATAAGCTTTAACGATGTATCGAGAAGCCTCGACAACTTCCAACTCAGTAGATATACGGAACGAAGGATAATCCTTAATAAACTTTTCAAGTCGAACCTCCACTGGTTCATAGTCGGCTAAATTAAACATAGAGTTCATTCTCCTCTGTTGCTAGTTGCCCTGCGAGTGCTCCATAGCTGCATAGATCGACCCAGTTGTCGATGTGTTGGGCTGATTGATTAGTCCGTGCAAGTTTAACGAGCACCATGATCCCTGCGACTTGATAATCGTGGATCGGTGTCTGTAGGTATGCACTGAGGAGCATTGCGGTGTGTTGCAGGTTATCCGCAGGGTGACCATACGAAAGCCCACGATCGCGGATTGTATCTGTTGCGGTAAGTAAGATCTCATTAGCGCGCATCTGTTGTCACTCGCTGAAATGACTTAGCTACGATCAAGCCTTCACGCTTGCCTTCGTTAAAGCCTTTAGCCCAGCCTACTAAATACCATAAAGCATTAGCTGCTAGAAGCAGCACAATCATTGGCATCTCAAAGCTCATTGTATTTCCTATCTGCATCCAGTGCCCTCGACTGGCTTACAGAATTAGTGTGACAGAAGTGACCGACTAATCAAGCACATTCTGATAACGAAATGATAACGATTCTCCCTCGTCCACGGCATCATCTAGAGTGCGCTTGATGTCAGGCGTAAAGTCGTCCATATAGGGTGAATGATCCGTCCTTGTTGATTGGCACTAAAAATGGGCTAACTCGATCTCCGTGTGTCTCAATGACTGCCACAGACATCTGCCAATTAGCACTCCCAGCCTTGAGATAAGAGGCTTTCTTCTTGTCCATAACATTTCCTGCTTCTAAGCCCCAAAGAGTCCTGTATTGGCTTCCTAAGCCTTCTGTGTAGGCACTGATGCCAGCCCTGTGAGTGTGTCCACAGACTACAGACTTACCAAACTTCTTAGCCAAGCCAAGAGCTGTAAGTCCTGCATTGGAGTTCATCGATCCTTCGTCTCCGTGAACTAAGACCCATCCTTTATGGAACTCGAATGGCTTTTTATGAAAACGAATCCCCAAGTCATTGAAACCCATAAAGCGGGAGTACTCGAGTTCTGGAAGTCCGATGAGGCTAGGAGCTCCTCTAACGAGAGTGTGGTATAGACGATCGGTGTGGTTGGATCGAGTGATGTCGGTAGTGCCGAGATCCCATAGGATGTTTTGAGCCAGACTTCGATCATGATCTAGCTGCCCTTCATACTCCAGATGTGTGCCTTTAGCCCACTTGGATTGGCTCTGCATATCAAGCTCATCGCCTGTGTTAAGGACTAAATCGAACTTCTCGCGCTTTACTAACTTGATAAGATTCTTAACTGCTTGCTCATGATGATATGGAATCTGTAGATCCGAGATCACCAAGTATCTGCGTTTAGTCATCATCCTCATCTTCGTAATCCCCGAACTTCTCAGGGTCAATGGGATCAGGCAGAATCCAGTGAGGATAGGCTTGCGGTTCTGTGATCATGAACATGGCAATGTCCTCTGCGAAACCTGCTCGCTTTAATGAACAGAAGTACTCATAAAGTCCAATGCAGTAAGCATCGAGCTTTGAGTAACCTTGTTCCTCTAACGCCTTAGTTGCTTTTCTTGCCATAGCACAATGCTACCTGTCAAGCAATATGTTATAGATCTCATCGACTCGCGTGTTGAGTCTTTTGATCTCAGACAACAGGTGTGTGATTACATAGCCAGATAAGCCACCGAGTGCTGCAATAGTGGCAAGATAAAGCGTGAAGAAGTCGGACTGTGTCACTTCTTAATGCCCATAGAAGGATCGTTAGGTGAAAGGTAACGCAGTACAGGTGGAAGGATTGAAGCAATACCGGCAGCGATAAGAGCCTGTGGATCTGTCACTCCTGCTGCGTACATTGAAATTGCTGCTACTAAGAAGGCTCTAGCCCAAGATCCTGCTGCTGTCTTTAGTTCATTCATTAGATGCTCCTAACATAGGTACTTGAAAAAAAGCCCCATCATTGTCAGCTTCTTTCTTAAAGCTAACATGCATGTGCTTAGTGTGTTTGTTAGCCCCTGTGTACTTGCGCCATTTCCAGTTAAGGATGTTGGAACAGATTTGTCCATCGTAAATGATGTAACTAATACGCTTGTCTGCTTTTGACTTGGACAAGGTGCGAAGCTGATCAGCAAGATCTCCCATGATGTCGGGCTTGCCACTTTTGTGGAGATCTTTGTCCACATCAATGGCACGAACCCAGCCCTGCTCATCTGGATTATGATCTGACTTGCGAGCAGCGTGTCGGGTATCACCGATCCAACCATCCGATGTGCGGTCACGATCTGGGAACGAATCATCGAACTGCTCTCTTAACTGGATTGCAGCTCTAGAAAGTTTAGGCTTCATGGTGCAACAGGAAACTCCACTGCATCGGCAATGCCACCCTGTGCAGGTAGATCACGCAATGCTTGGCGATAAGTAGCCCATGCTGCTTTGTCTACTGGAGCATCTGGTAACTGAGTCCAGTCAGAACTAGCAAGTCGGGCATTACGCCACAGCTTGATCTGCTCCCACTTTTGCTCATTAGTAGCATCTGGATAAACTGGGTTAAATGTAAATGACATTTTAGACCTCCTTATAAGTAAAACTTACAATTAAAAAATCACCATTTGCCCAAGTCATAGGCACTGTCGAGCTAGTACCAACTCCACTTAAATAAGTACCAGTGGTAGATGCTGCATAAACATAAAAGTTTCCACCCGATAATTCGCCTGTGCCAACATATGAATTAGTACCAAGATCAGCAAAGAAAACACTAAAATCACCATTTGCATTTTCGGGTGTTGATGGCAAGGGCAAAATGATGTTTCCAGTAATTGCGCTCGTTGATCCAAAAGAAAATCTTACAAAACCACTAACAAATTTTCCGTTTTTAACATAACTTCCAGCAACAGTTCCATTTCCTAAAGTCACATTTGTAAATGTTGGAGTCCAAGATACATAAGCAGGTGCAGATGCTGAAGCCCAAGCGAGTCCAGTGGCTGCTGTTGAGTCAGCAGTTAAGACTTGACCATTAGTTCCCACTGCTAAGCGAGCAGGTGTGTCGTTTGCTGTAGCTGCAATGATGTCGCCCTTAGCATCGACTATAGAGTTCTGGATCGCGTTGCTGTCATCCTGTGCAACCCATGAGAAGTCCATGTCTGTGTTAGATGCTTTAGCAAGGACTTGACCAGTAGTGCCACCCTTAAGATCGACCAGAGAAGCATCGATAGAATCGCCTAGAGTCTCAATGGCTACTGCGCCATCCTTGACTAGGTCAGTACTGGTTGGTACTGCCCAACCAAAATTAGGGGTTGTTGTTGCCATTAGGTTAGAGCTCCGATCGCTTTAGACCACTGTAGTGTACCATTTACGCCACTCCAGATGGTGTTAGTTGGAAGTACTGTTGCCCATGTCGGGGCTATAAGTGAGAAGTCTGTAGGTGAGACATAGATAGTCGCATCGACAAAGGTTGGTGTGGCTCTCATAGAGATACCCTCTACAAAGCCTGAGAAGTACCCCTCGAACATGTTAAAGGGTAGGTTAGTAATTACTACTGGCTCGCCAAAGAATAGATTGATTAGGTCATCTCTAAGGGCATCTGGCATAAGAGGGTTGTCAAGTCTGAAAGTAATCTGATCCAGTTGTGTTCTAGGGGTTGAGCGCAGTGCTAGATCGCGCTCGATGATGTCCTCAATATCTGCAAGAAAGCGGATGTTCGAATCGAATGTCCTTTGATAGCGACCATAGGTAGTGATAGAGGCATCGTCTGTGGCTGAATATGTGCTTCCATAGTCATTGCCATAGCGCACAATTTCGCTGTTGCGGATCTTGCCAATCTGAAGAATTGACTTAACGCTGGCAGGGGAAGCGTAATTGCCGTCTAACTGGGTTGAGCCATTAGCTGCTAAGTAGTTGCTTCTATGATCTGCATCGGCATATGAGATTCGCCCTTGCTTGTCCTCATAAAGCGTTCCAAGTGCGCTGTCTGCTATCTGCTGAACTAAAGTTTGTGTGTTCCGATCAGCAGCTGAAAGATTGTCCATCTGATACAGACCAGTATCGATCTCACCTAATCCGACATTCTCAGCGTTAGCCCATGTAGTAGTCGGATCGTAGTCAATCCATTCAAGGGCGGGTGCTACCTCAATCCATTCATTGACTAGCAATTCTGAAAGGATGATGCGGATCTGTTCTCCATCTAAATCATGTGCCACAGAATCTGTGTAAATTGCTTTAGGCAGTTTAGCCAGAGCACCGACTGCAAGGATTGACCCGAGAGTTACATACCCTATTTCTTCTGGGCTTCTGACTGAAGTTGAGAAGTCTGAAACTGTGCCACCGAATACAGGCACATAAGTGCCACCGCTATCTTTAAGCTCTAAAGTCAGAGAATCTGTAACATCGATGTCAAAGAGGGCATTGGTCGAGTTGATGATGTCCATGCGGGCATAACCTGCTTGACATTGGCGATCGATATCAATGCGACCTGTAGTAAGACTTACCCCAGTTACATTGGTATAAACAGTCGTTCCGACTGTGATGCGCCACTCTGGAAGCCATGTCATACGGCTAGAAGTCCTGTAGAGCTAGTGCCTCGCTGATATGACTGACGGATCACATCTTCTACAGCTCTAGCGATAGCCTCTGGATCACCGACTCCAGTGTTGACTGTAATGTTAGTGCCACCTGAGCCACCGCCTGAACCGCCTCGATTCATGTAAGGGCTATAGCCACCGAAGTCACCGACTGAACTCTGGTAAGCAATGAGGTCGCGTAGATCTTGAGCATTCTGCATATCTAGTAGATCTGCAAAAGCATTGGCACGAGCTGAGGCTGCATCTGCATATTCAAGGATAGCCTCGATAGATCCACCTGCTGTTGAGATAGGCGCGATAAAGTCTCCTGCTGGAATGCCTGAACCTAGTGATCCGCTTGTCGGTATCTTAGCTTTGCTCGCTGTATTGGCTTGAGCAAGCAAAGTAAGCATCTCGCGTATTTTACGCAATGCCTCATCTAGATTCTCTTGATTAATTAGATCGGCTGGCTTCAAACCTTCAAGAATTGATTGTATATCTTGCAATTTATAATCTTGCTTGTTAAGCACACCGAGAATCTTGAGATCTTCATTCAACTTGTTTTGTGCAGCAATAATTGCTTTCTCATCTTTAGCTGCAATAGCATCTTCCAGCGCAAGGATTGATTGCTTTACATTAAGGCGAGCAGTATCGTTCGCAATTTGTAATCTTTGTGTGTCAGTCGTGGACTTTGCTAATAACTCTGCTTGGTTCTGGAGAGCTGCTGCATTCTGGATCTTGTCCATGTCAAAGACTTCTTCACCCTTATTCAGAGCAATCTTAGCCTTGTCAATAAGTAAGCCTATTCTTTTATCCTTAGCAATTTTAGCTGCTGCCGCCGCTTGCGCTCTAGCAATTTTTAGCAGTTCTGCTTCTGCCTTTTTACGAGCTGCCAGATCTGCCTTCTGGGTATCCTGTGAGGATACTGTCATCGATACATTGCCCATGCCCTGAAAGGCTCTAGGATCTTGGAAAGTCCATGAAAGATTGTTAAAGTCAAAGATTGATTTCGTAATTTCAATGAAGTAACCCGCTTCGCGAATAAAATTAGCCATCGCTTCAGAGGCATTGTTAATCTTTTCTACAAGTTCATCGGTAGATGTAGAACTGGATGCAGTTTTTAATGCATCGACCAGACCTTTACCGATAGTTTCTTTTGCGTTGTTTCCCGCAATAGTTAATTTAGCAAGTGAACCTGCGTAGGTATCTGCTGCGGCACTCGCCTGACCAGCGAACAATACTGAAAGGCGTTCTTGAACTTCTTCAAAGGATGAGCTTTCAAGTTCAGCCTTTGTAAGTCCTACACCTAAACGACCAAGTGCTTGCTTCTGTCCTAAGTATGCCTTCTGCAAGCTTTGTGAAACTTGAGTGACTGACTTGCCCGTTCCTGCTGAAATGTTAAGTGCAAGCGTTAGCAATTCTTGTGACTTAGTTACATCACCTGTCGCACGAAGCAACCGATCCATTGCCGGACGAAGCTCATCATCTAGCACACCTGTTTGAGTTTCAAGGCGAGAGATAAAGCCATTAACTGTGCCAATTTGTGAGCCGTAGGCAAGGTTAAGATTCTTCAGAGTCTGACCGAGTGCTGTTGCAGCTTTATCATCTTCGACAAAAGCTTTGACAGATGCTTTACCAAATGCAAGGATTTTCTGTGTGCCAAATGCTAGAAGTAATCCACCTGCTAATTTTTTGACACTTTTACTTAATTTGTCTGTAGAGGTTTCTGCTTCCTTAAAACCCTTTTTACCAGTGAACTCGGTAGCAATATCAATCTTTACTTGTGCCACGATTAGCCTCTCACTGTTGTGCGTTGGTTAAGTTTAGTCTTAGCTGACTCTATAGCCTTTAACACAGCTGAAAGAGCTTTACCATTGTCCTCTTCATAGGCGCGATAAAGACCGCGACCTCTGCGATTTCGTGATCCTTTTAATTGAGATCCGTTTTTAGCTTCTTGGTTTTTAACAAATAAGCTGTCAGGATTTACAGTTCCAGCAATTTCATAAATAGCTCCAGCGCGTGTTTTATTGAATAATCGCGCTACAGATCTAAAACCTCTGGAATTAGCCTTAGAAGGACTTGACTTAAAACCAATGTTAGATTTAACAATAGAGGGAACATATTTAGGAAACTTAGCAGTGCTGAAAGCAGAAGAAGCAGCATTAATTTGATTGCCAGAGATTCCCCAGTTAGACAAAACTTGGTTCTCGTTAGGCATGTACCCTCTAGCCGTCTTTATTATCGGTTTAACTGCTAACGACATTTCCTTTGTCAGTTTTTTAGACAGATCAGGTGTGAATTGTCTGAGGGCTTTTCTAAGCTCTACCGCGCCTTTTACCTCTGTTGGCATCGCTCACCTCTTTCGCTTCATCCTTGAGCCCTTGCACTAATGCATCGAGCATGGTCTTATCTAGATCTAATAACTGCTGTGGCGCGATTCCCAATCTAATGCTTAGCCTAGCGATTAGATAGGTGAACGGAAGATCGCGCTTTAAGCTAAAGGGTCTGAGTCTAATACCTCAACACTCTTAAGTGTCTCGATAAACTCAATCCCGAAAGGCTTAACAGATTCACCTGCTCTGCGGGTTACTTCCCATGCTAACCAATAGACATCGCTTTGCTTTTCTTCATCGCGGAACGCCTTATGAAAGCCCTTTTTAGCGTACTGCTCGAATGAGTACTCCACTGCTGGAGTAATCTCGCCTTCTAATACGCTTCCATCTGTACGAACTATCTTTAGTTTTGCCATGGTTTGCCCCTTTGTTAGTTTTTTAGAATGTGCCTGATGTTGTTACTGCAACTGTTGAGTTTGCAGTAAATGTGATTGACTGTGTAGCCATGTCGCCTACAGCACCATTGATGTCTGTAGTGTTGTTCACTAGCAATGAAACAGTGTATAGAGGGTTAGTCGCTGAGACTGCTGTTCCCTTTTCCTGTAGGAATACACATGTAACTGTGGTTCCCCATGCTGCCTGTAGTGTTGCCAATACATTTGCAGATGCTGTGTCATTTAGGAAGTCGATTGTGACAGTTGATGCTTCCAAGCCCTTAACGAACTTGTGTGCTGTGTCACCCATCGCTGTGACTTCCAATTCGTCAAATGTGCGATTCAGAGTAATACTTGTGACATGGTCTGAAAGATCAACGGAGTTAATCTTCACACCGACTTTGTTATTTAGAAATACAGCCATGAGATTATTCCTCGTCTTTCTTTGTAGGTGCTGGCTTTGGTGCTGGTGTGCTTACTTGCCCGATTTTCTTCAGGAAGTCAGCGTTTTCTTGTTCCCACTCGGACATGTTTAGCTCCAACTCGTTAGGATTGATACGGACATCTCGCAGCTGAGAAGGTCTCCCGATGCAGCGTTGAGAATACTTGGTGCGCTTATCGCGCTTACATTATAGGTCAAAGATGATGCAGCGAGCTTCGCGAACACGCCACAGACGAAATCTTCCATGCCATTGAGGTTACCCTCGTTATCGTAAAGCATGGTCGTTATGATAATTTTGAAGTTTGCCATTGGACTAATGCCAATGTGTTGATTGTTGCTCGGTGTTAGATAAGGATCATCTGGAGAAACAATTACAGAGTTAGCAAGGACTGTGGCAGGTGGGAAAGCAAAAGTCTGCCACTTAGCGTTATCGACTAAAGCCGTTGCTAATGTAGTCCTAAGAGTAGTGACGGCAACAGGCATCAGCCCACCATAGAGTTAGGTGATAAACAGTGCGCGATTAATCCTCGCACCTTAGCGAGAAGCTGTGCGCTCATTCGGTAAGGGCTTGGCTGGAAATCTACAGCGTTACTGCCTGAGAGAGTGGCTGTACGCGCTTGCCAGATTTCAACAGATATCATCAAAGCTGCTTGCTGAACTGCTGTGTCAGTTGCATAGTCTGTGACTGTTCCTGCAACAATTCCAAAAGGCTGGACGGCATGAGTGCCTTGATCTGCTCCAGTTGCAGCATATGAAAGTGAGCCCGAACCGATGGCAGTGATTGTCTTAGTGCCGTTGTATGGACTTCCGTTTTTAGTAATAATTATGCTTTGTCCTACATAGAAATCTTTAGAAATCTCTTGACCAAAGTAAAGAGTTGCCACATTGTTTGTAAGGCTCTGATGCGTGTTGTAAAGCTCGTTCTGCCAAAGCATAGGCAGAAGCACTACATCCGTTGCATCACATACTTCTTGAAGGGTTGCATCTGGATACAAAGTACCGACTCCGAGTGTTGCACGGAGTTCTGCGACTGTTGTAAGTGCCATGATGATCCTTTCTCAAGACTCTGGGGAGTAGAGGGCTACTACTCCCCAGAGCGACTTAGTGAGTTTTTACGCCTTGTTATTCTTGAATGCGCCAGCGCCAACCTTAGTTGCGATAGCACCGAATCCGTAGTAACCAACTGTAACTGATCCGTTAGCTGTTGATTCTGCGCGTAGGCGGTATGTTGGTGACTCGTACCATGTGTAAGCATCTGGGTTCACGATGAGGATTGTTCCATCGCCATCTCCACCATTTGTTGGATCTACATAGAGGTTAAGTCCTGCAACATTACCTGTTAGTGATGTTGGTGATACTTGACCGCCAGCGTTCATTGGCTGTGATGCTGTGTAGATTGGACGACCTGCATCGTTTAGAGACATGATATTAGACCATTGTCCTGTTGATACGACCATGTTGCGAGCAAATGGGTTAGGTAATCCTGCTGTTGCTGCATAGACAGATGCTGAACCACGAGCAACAATTCCTAGCAATTCTGCTGCTGTTGGATATGTGACTGTTGTTGTTGCATCTGCTGTTGCACCTGAGATAAGTGCTGCATTAACTGCTGCATTAGTTGCCTTTGCGTAAGCTGCTGCCATGTTGCGGACTAGCTCATCAAAGAATGCTGGAGATGTACGATCTAGCAATTCAACAGAGAATGTCTGCTGTCCTGCATACTTCTGTACTGATACAGATAGGAATGCAGCGTTTTGATCTGTGTCGCTGAACGCATCGCCTTCTGGCTCAATCGCAACAGTTGGAACTGCTGTGATCTTTGGAATCTCGAAAGTCATACCTGCATCTGGCAATACTCCACGAGAGATTGCATCGATTGAAGGACGGATTGTTGTTGATAGTGGGTTGATGATTTCTGACAACTGACGAGTTGGAACAAGTCCTGCGTTGTCTGTTGTGTCATCTGCTGCGCGTAGGTATTGACGAGCGTTGTCGTCACCTAGAGCTGCACGGATTGTGTTTTCTGCATACTTAGCTGCTGTTACTTCAATGCGTGGCTTTGTGAAGTATGCTGCTGAAACAGTTGGGCGAGCAGCTTCAACCGCTGGTGCTTCAACTGGTGTTGCTTCGACTGCTGGAGTGGTGTTTTCCACGGCTGTCTCGCTTTCTGTTGGTTGGGTGATTTCTTCTACAGCAGATTCTTCTGCTGCAATATCAGTAACCTGAGCAGACTTAAAGGCTGGCTCTGTTACTAAACTTACTTCGACCAAGCGAGCAGCAGATACATAAGTAACGCCATCCTTGATCTTTGACTTAAGGACTTCTGCCCCAATGCTCAATCCTGACTGCAATCCTTCTTCTGCAAGGATTAGGGCTTCTGTACCGCGCTGAGAGCGACTGATAGAGAATACTGCATCGATTGAGTTATCTGATTCGCTAAAAGAAACCATGCGACCTAATGGCTTCTTAGTATCATGCTGACTTAGCAACTTGATTGCTTTAGGATCTTCGATAGCAATAGATCCAGAAGCAAAGATTACCTTGCCCATATTTGTAGATCCTGCTTCGACATTGAGAGGCACAATCTTGCCTGATACTGTGCGACTTGCTGAATCTGCTGTGAGATCAGCTGAGAAGGTAATTACTTGGTTCATTCTAGACCATTGCTTCCGTTAGGTGTTAGATCTGTCATTTCCATAGCCTGTTCCTGTGTGACCAGATTAAGGGCTAGGAGTTTTTCAATTACTGCAAGTTCTTGCAGTGGATCAGTGCGCAAGAAGTTCTTATCGATATCGAACTTCACTACATTTCCACGGGCTGTAATATCATCCATAGACAAACGATCTTCAATCGCAGTAATGAATGGCTGTAGAGATAGCGTTAAGAATTGCTTGCGTTCATCATTAACATTCTGATATGTATAACTGGAGTTCTGATCTGCTGACACATAGATCGCTGGCACATTGCATAAGCGCGCAATCTCAGTAGCGAGATTCTGAATAGCCTCGTTGTACATCATGTCTTTAGGAGAGAAGCCAACAGTCTTATAATCTAAAGTGCTTGTTAAATAAGCAGTAGAGTTATTCTGTCGAGCTCTTTTCCATGCCGCCAATAATCCCTGCACTTCTGCCGGTGGAAGGTCAGCCCCTGAGTTCTGAATGAAGCCCGTGCTCATTGGAGTGGCTGCTGCAATCGCTGCTGACTTCTGGACATCAATAGCTGCGCGAATTGTCTGCACTCCAGTGTTAAGAATGCCATCGCCTAATGATTGGAAAGTGATTAAAGATCCCAAGCCGTCCATTGGTAAAGTAGTACCATCGACTGCATAAGATCTAACAAAAGTATTGGTGCTGTCTAGTGTTGCAGTTACTCGATGATTAGCAATCCACTCAAAGCGAGAAGGGCGACCATCCTCAGAATAAACTTCGACCACTTTCCAAAAGGCTTGCCCATAAAACAGAAGTGAATCAACAGTCCATGCAATCGTTACAGATCGTGGCTGTGAATATGAAGGCTGCTCTAACCATGCAGGTGAGCCAAGTTCTTCATTAGTAGATTTCTTATAAAGCTCTAAAGGAATTGCTCCGATAGTTCCACACAATAGATTGCGACAGCGCATAAGTGCTGGAACAGAGATCGCTTCACTTCTGCCAATGAAGGCATATTGGAAGGGCATTGCATAAGGTGAATACTCACCAAGCACCTGAGGTGCGGACTGAGCCTGTAATTGTGGCTTAGCTTCAAGCCCGAATGTCTGCAAGATTCTACCCATAGACAGAAACTATAGCATTTGTCAAGCAATTAGACAATGTGATATGGGTGTGTCTAAGTAAAGATTTGTGGTTTAGGTTGAGGGATCATTAACTTGCTGACAACCATAGCCAAGCCAATAGGGGCTGAGATATCTCCAGCACTCTTTCGTTTAATGATTCTCCATGCCGAATCGTTCACCTTAGCTGCGCAGTTATTCATCTGCTGGATCAATTCTTCTTGCCCATTATGGATAACTCGATGATTGACCAAGCCTTCTAAAAGATCGCCACAGGCTTTATAGAATTGCTGACCTGAAACATCCTCGACCATAACTCCAGCATTGCCTAGCCGATCTGCGATTGTCTGGGTGGCGTACTTGTCATAGCAGACTAGGCGTGGCTTATAAATGTCGCACCATGCCTTTATACTTGCTGCCATCTTTAACTCATCGATAGCAACCTGAGAACTGTAAGTCTCCAAGATTCCGATGCCAATCCTCCCATCTGGGAGTAGTTGTCCTGCGACCAATGATCCGTTCCTGCGTGAAGGACTGACATCGAAACCGAATACAGTATAAGCCCCTGCGCTCATTTCCAGCGTGTTATCCGATGTATCTTCTAAGATTCCATGTGGCCACGGACTGCTTAGCGAATCGATCCATTGACAAAGAGTCTCAGTACGCGTGTTCTCAATCGGTGAAGTAGCAATCGCCTCCTCGATCGCCTCCTCTGTGATGGTGTATCCCAAAGAGGGGTTAGCCAAAGCCCATGCATTTCGATCGTCTATCTTGCAGTATTGCGGAGCTGAGTATTCATAAAATCCAAAAGACTTGGGTGGATAGTCGATAGCTCTTTCCCGTAAGTCGTTGAGTACAGTGCTGAAAGCGTCTCCTGCATTAGAGGTAAGAAGCGTTTGAGAGTTTGGGTGAGCTCTAGTTGTAGGAGTAGCAGCTCTAAATCCATCTTCTGTGATCTCTCGGACTTCATCGATGTAGAGCAGTCCATTGACTGATCGACCGCGA